TTGGGAGTTGACCCAGAAAGACACTGGGATCAAATTGCGCGCCACCTTAAGTATCACGACTACGTCTGTGATTTCGACGTGAAGGCTTGGGAAGAGAAAGTCGACCAGAGATTGCTTCATATGACAACTAACGTAAAGTTGGCAATCCTCAAGGAGTCGATGGAAAATGATGGAATCAAGTGGGACCCGAGAACAGACAAAATCGCCCATGGATTGGTCGTCGACTACATTCATGCAGATGTGGCATTTGAAAATTTCGTGTATGAGAAGAGATCAGGCTTGCTTTCAGGACATCCTGGAACATTCATGGAGAACACCGAGATCCATGAGATGATTCTTGGCCTAGCATGCAAGAGGATTCTTGACCTCCATGCTCCATCTTTGGCCAGCATTCCATTCATAATGGAGAATGTCCGTTCCATCAAAGCAGCAGATGACATCGTGATCGCTATCTCCCCTTTAGCGAGAAAAATCATCACAGTAGAGCGCCTAGTAGCCGAGTACAACGAAATCGGTTACGAGCTGACAGCGCCTGACAAGTCAGCAACAATTTGTGCAAAGAGCATAGCAGAGGCTCAATTCTTGAAACATAGTTTCGCTGGTCAAAATGAAGTTTTCACCGCACAGCCCAATGAGTCAATAATACATCAACTTCTCAACTGGGTGAGAACAAATTCTGCAAAACCGAATGACAGAACTGCGGTTCAGTTTCTCGAGAATATCGGGAACGCTATCCGCTTTGGATTCTGGAGAGGAAGAGAGTACTACGAGTCACTCGTTGATAAGATCAACAAAGCCGTAGGGAAGACAAATGTCGCTTTCAGATGGGATTATTCGTACGACGAAATGATACCTATAATCAAGCGCACCTTAGAAGTTAGTAGAGAGGATGCGCTTGCTCTACCCATCACAGACATTACACAACGAGAAGACATGGAGAATTCGGAAGGATTGCAGTTTTTTACCAGCATATGACTATTTCTGCAAATACGATATCCCCCTTATCATAATCAATTACATAGAGGTTTTGGAAAATTTTACTATTTAATCACAATTATCATAATCCCCGCGTCGCTTCGCACTAACACAGTTAACCATTTTATCGTAATATTGGATGACGTTAAAAATACTAACATTGACACAAC